GGATTGGTCTGCGGAGACTGGTTTTTAGTGATCGCTTCCAGGCTCTGCACGAGCCGACCCTGCCAGATCACCCACTGCCCCGCGTCATACGGGGCAAGCGGATCATATTCGGCCGGGGCCGTGTCGAGCAGGTCGAGCAGTAGGCGACCGATCCGTTCTTTTGAGTTTTCGCCCGCGAGCATCGCGGTTATTACCTGCGCGATCCGGGTCGTTAACTGACTTTTCTTTGTTTTAGCCATTGACGTAGCGGACGGTTAGGGGTTCGGTCTGTACGTCTTCGCCCTGCTCGATGGTCATCAGGGCGTACCAGGCACCGGCGATCGGCTCCGGGATGCGCACGCGCAGCGCCTTGCCGGTCTCGACCAGCTCACCGGCCAGAAAATCGGTCGTCTCGTCGATCACCGCCCGGTTGATGTTCAGAAATTGGGTACGCAGTACGTAGCCGCCACTGCCCGGCTGGGTCAGCCAGATCATAGCGTCCGCGTAATGGCCCTGAAACTTGGGTACCTCACGCCATGGCGTTATCCAGCGGGCCAAACCGGCTTCGTTGGTGAAGCTGGTCAGGTCGTTGGTGTCCCCATCCGGGAACAGGTTGGCGGCCGTGAGCGAAAATTCGTTCGTTAGCTCGACGCGGCCCGACTCGGTCAGGCTGGCGAGGTTGATGGTGAAGTGCCGGGAAAAGTCAGGATCCACGATGGCGGTCTGATCGTCGCCGACGAGGTGAACAATCGGGTCCAGCAGGAGCCGCGCCTGGGCGTTCACCCGGGCAAAGCCGCCGATCACCGGTACTTCGATGATCGAGGACGCGCCCCGTTCGTCGGTGACCGTCGCTTCGATGATTTCCCAGGGCGAGTAACTGGCCTGCGCGGGCACTTCCAGTTCGACGGCGTACATCGGACAGACGAACCCGGATTCGAGCGGCTCGATCTCGGCCGTGTCAGTCGTTTCGCCGACCGAGAGGTAGAACGTGAAGCTCCCCACGCCGGTAAAATCGGGTGTCGAGGGCTGCTGCTGCACGACGTAGCCATCCGCGTAGGCGCGAACGACGTGTACAGCTGGCGACAGGCCATACGCGGCCGATTCGGGGTAGTAGCGCTCGAAAACGCCGGTCGCGTCGGTATACACGGGCGACTGACCGAACTGCTGCGCGGTTACGTCGACCAGGCCGTCCTGTTTAAACAGGCGAAGGGCCACGCCGGGCATCGGCTGGCCAGAGGGCGCGTAAACGGTACAGCGAAAATTTGGCATAGCGTAGCGGTATTCTCAGATAGGCAGGGTTAGAATTGATCTTTGACGCTCACGGCGGTTCCGCCGACGGTCGTAAAGGCGGGGCGGTCGTAGGTCGGCCGGACCAGCTCGCAGTCGTTCTGTTTCAGGAACTCGGCCAGCTTGGCGGCACGGGATTCGGCGCGGTTTTTATAGCGCCGGTAGAGTTCCGAACGGTGCGCGTCGGTTAGGGCTTCGGAATTCTCACGCTCTTTTTCAACGATACCGGTTTCGGTCGCAATCGCGCCACCTTCCAGCACGTACTCGGCGTAAACGGCATAGACCAGGAACGGGACGATCCTGTCGTAGAGCGCCTTCATCGGGTCGATGAGTGCGACCGAAGCGCCGGGTAGCGGCTCGTTCGGGGTAGGCGACTGGCCGTACGGATTCGTGACCAGCCAGGCCTTGATGGCAAGCATCCGGACGGGGCCGATCAGGCGGAGCAGCCAGTCCTCTTCCAGATCGGTCAGGTAGTCGTTGAACGTACTGGGCCGTACCGACTCGGGCAGGGTGATGCGGTCTTGAAAACTAAACCGGTTGAGCCATGTTGTCATCGGTGATCTCGGTTTGTTGGATTGGTTGAGCGGCTGTCTCGGTCGCTTTCTTGGCGGGTAGTCCTTCCGGGAAGTAATTCAGGTTCTGGATGCTGAAATCGGTGATGCTGATCGGGTCTTTCCAGTACTTGAAGATGTACTCGATCACTTCCGAGATCTTCCGTTGAAAGGGGTTCACCATCTGGTACATCAGGTGACTGGCCACGATCACTTCGTCGCCGGTGGGTGCAATGCCCCCGCTTTTCCTGATGTTGACAATCTCGTTCGGTACGCGCATCGCCCGGGTGATCTTCTGCTCCGCGCGTTCGGACGTCGACAGGTAGCGGTCGGCGAGTTTCGGATCGGACAGGCTGACGAAATTGGTCAGCTTCATTTCCTCCTCGGTCTCCGCATTGACCACGAGCAGCTTGCCGCCGTTCTTCGCCCCCATGTTGTTCTGCAACTGGTACTCGATGCTGTTCACGTCGAGCATGGGGTCGTAGTTCTTGGCGTCGGCAGGCCTGCGGCTTTTGGTAACCAGCATACCGGCCGAGTTGAACCCGTTCTGAATGGTGCTCCAGTCGTAGATGTCGAGCTCGCCTTCGTTCTGAATCGCCTGGAAGGCCGTCAGGTAGCTCGGATCGTGGTAGTACGAATCGCCGGGCATCCAAAACGGCTCGTACAACAGTTGTCCCTGGTACTTCGTAATGCCGCCGGCCGCTTCGATCTGCTCGAGCACGACTTCCGGGTCGGGATTGAATAAGGGGAGCTTGGTAAATTCGTTTTTCTTCCGGGCGTTGTAGGTGCTATCCAGGAACGGGCAGATAGCCGCTTCGTAGATATAGCCCATGTCGTCGGGCTCGGCAACCCGAATGAACTCGACGGGAATCGGCCGGAAGCCCGAAATCTGACCCAGCCCGTTGAACGAGATGTGCAGGCAGATAACCTCGAAGTAGCCAACACCGAAACCGAGCCGACTCAGGACGGTGTCCATCTTCAGGCCCGACCGGTGAACGACCATTTTCGAGAGGGCTTCGTCTTTGAACCCGTTTCCCTGAATGAACTGAGCACGCGCCTGCAGGCAGGCCATAGCCGTAACGCTGTCCGACACTTTGTCGAGCAGCATCTGCGGGAAGAGGTTCGTAGACCCCCACGCCAAGAGTCCCTTTAAGGCTGATTTCTTAACGGGGACGCGCTTGGCCTGGGGGTTCTCGGTTACGAATGTCACTTAATCGAATCGCTCAACGTGGATAGAAAAACAGTAGGGTACCAGTAAGCCGGGATGCTAGGCCGTAGCCGTGCCTTCGGTCGAGGTGCTGGGGTCGTTGCCTTCCGACGAACCGCCACTGCCCGACATATCGACTTTGCCTGTGTCGTCCGGTGTTGAACCAGCATCATTGACAGCGAGTGCAGCATCATCGGCAGGCGGGGTAACGCCATCGACGGACGCAATCGCGGGACCAGTGCTTATTGGCTGGCCTTTCAGCGTAGCCAGTTCGTTTTTAGCCTTGGTCAGCTGACCTTTGACGACTCGGGTTTCGTCCTTCGCTTTGGCGAGTTCGTCCTTCAGCGTCGCGTTCTCGGCCGTCAGCTCGTCGTTGTGCGATTCCAGTTCGTCGATCCGAAGCTGAAGTGCCTTGGCGGTGGCGTCGGCCGCATCGGTCGCCAATGTCGTTGCCTCGTCGGCGACACCATCGATAAGCTCCTGCGCTTCCTGCCAGGCCGGATTGATCTGGATCAGCGTACTATACGACGGGTACTTCTCTAAAATGGCGACGGCCATCTCGTCCGTCAGGACTTTAGTGTCCTCGGTGTCTTCGCCGTCGTTAACGATGGAGGTCGATTCGCCGGGCAGCATCAGGAAACTCTGGCCAACGATTAAATACTTTCTTAGGTCTTTACGCATGAGATAGGCTTGTCTGTCAAGCTGTTTGAATTGAAACCAAAAGTGTTGTTTGATATCGGACCAGTTCGACGCGCAGGGCTTGCAGCCTTTCGGTGCGCCGATCTCGATCCGGTACTGCTCCTGGAGCAGTGGCCGACTGTCGATTAGCAGTACGCCAGTAGTTACCCACTGGCGTACGATTGATTCGATGGTCGCGTCCATTACGCGTCAGCGGCCGTGAGGGCTGCCAGTGCGGCTTTCGTCCCGTCAAGGCCCCCCGTTCCAGCGATGCGCAACGTTTTGGGCAGCGATGCTTCGTCCGGTGCAGCAACCGTTACCACGAATGCGCCCTTGTTGTCGTCATTCGCCCGGTAGACGAACGCTGATACGCTCATGCCGGTCTCGGCCCCGTAGATTTCGTAATCGGCCTGTTTACGTTTGACGATAAACAGCAGATCATCCCGGGTGATCAGCGCTTCGATTTCGAGCTTCGTGGCCGGGCTGTTCGAGAAGATGACGAACACCAGCTGCTGCGGCAGGGTCGTGTCGTAATCGGTTTTATTGAACCCGACCGACGGATCGTTCGACGCATTTTTACCCTCGTAGGCAAACATCTTTTCGCCCGCTTTTAGGGCTATACCCGTCGCCAGCGTGGAGTTGGTCGCATCATAAGTGATAGCGACCTCCTGCTCATCTTTCATGGCGACGAGGATCGTTTCGTCAACCCCCTTGACGAGCGCCTTTTCCCCGCACCGTTTCAGGTTCTTTCTTGTCTTCTTTTTGTCGCAGATGCCCATTGGCTTATGGTGTGGAAAATGGATAGGCATGACCATCAGATTGCGCTAACGGTCATGCCTATACGTGGGTGATTAGTACGCGACAGAGACGTATTTCTCCTCGGCGATCATGGCCGCGAGTTTGTAGCCAAGACGGGCGTTCCATTTCTTCGGCGTCCGCTCGTACCATACTTCCATGGCCGTCGGATCGGTGGTGTCACCATCCAGGCCGATCTGGAAGTTGTCCTTCACGGTACGGATGACGCGGTGCGGCATCGTGATCTTACCGTTCAGGTTGAAGTCGGAATCCAGGAACTGATCGACGATGTCAACGATCACCAGCGGTACACCCCGGAACATGAGGGTCGTCTGACCGTCCTGCAGTTTGGTGTACGAGCTTTCCAGCGAATCTTTCGATTCGAGGTAGGTTTCGTATTCCTCGTAGAATTCGCGGGTCACGTAGCAAACCTGGTCGCCTTTTTTGGTCTGTTTCAAGACCGTCGGCGAGTTGGCCCAAACCGCCCGCAGGATGGCAATAGCGCGACCAGAACCTAATCCCTGCGCACCAGCCAGACCGTTGTTTTCGGAGATAACCGTCCGCTTGATTTTAAGCGCCGTAACGGCCGCGAAGATCAGCGCCCAGATACCATCGATCTGGTTGTAGTGCTTCACGTCGGCGTTACCGTTCGTCAGCTCAGCGCCAACGATCGCTTTCTTCGACAGCCACGCCATCCGCATGAAATCGGAATAGGCCGCTGGCTCCAGACGATCAAGCAGGAACTTCTCGATCTTGGTGTTCGTCAGGTCGGGCGCATCGACGCCAGCCTTCAGCTCCTTCTCGAAGATCGTTCCCGTTACGTCTTTGTAGCACTGATCGACCCAGGCCTCGACGCGGGTCGGGTTCCAGTATTTCTCCGACTGAACGATCGTCGGGTTCTCGGGTTCTGAGCCGCAACCTTCATCTTTCTTGGTGATCTTATAGATCGGCTCGGTAAAGATGACCTGCTGCTGCTCTTTGACGCCGTAGACGACTTTCATGAAGTCCTCGATGCGCCCCGTGGTCACAGCAGGACGGATGACGAAATCAACCGCCTGCTGGCCCGAATAGGTAAGGGGTGTCCCTGTTAATAGTGACATTGTGTGGATAGAAAAATTTATGATGTGGATAGACGCGGAAAGCCCCGTCAAGAGCATCGGACCCGCTCACTCGCCCGAACCAGTGCAGTAGGTCTATTCAGTGGCAGCAGGCGTGATGCCCTTACCCCGGTTTACTCGTTCTTGGTGCATCGCTTCCCGTTCGAGCTCATCTTTCGATTTGTCGGGAGCATCGCCTCGGGCCCGAATATTCTGCGACTTGCCTTTGCCGCCAGTCGGTACGTTGACCTCTTTCGATTCGGTCGTTCCAAGCATGATCTTCATCTGCGCTTCAACACGTCCGAAGCGAGTCTTCAGGTCGTTGTTCTCGTTTGTCAGCCGGGTATTATCCGCGCGAAGCGTTTCCAGTTCGGCCGTTTCGTCACCGTCAGCTGATGCTGTGATGCCTGTGCCACCTTCTGCCGACGGGGGGTCGGTTGATTCTTCGGCGCTCAACGATTCGATCTTGCCGTCCTTTACGACGATAGTCACGTTGCCAACTTTATACGTACCGTCTTTGGCGGCCTCCTCGCCGACCATTACGTCGTCGCCTTCAGCATAGTTATCGCCACCATCGACGGTATTGATTGTTAGCTCGGTACCGTCTTCGGTCGTTACCTTTTTGGCAACAATCGGTTGTTTCGCCTGTGAGGCTTCGAAAGACGCCTTGATGCGCTCCTGCTTGGTTTTAAGAATTTTCATTGTGGAAACTGCTTGTGTGGAACTCGTAGAAGGTTGCTCGACCGCAGGCGGTGTCGTTTCGGCTGGCTTAGGGGCCGTAATGAAGGCAGTAGCTTTGGCAACAATGGGCTTGATAATGGCCGTTGCGAATCCGGCAGCAAGAGCTTCTTCTGGAGTGAAGTAGCTATCCTTGCTCATGTATTCTGTGATAGCCTCGTCGGTTAGCCCAGTACCTTTTGCGTAAATACTTGCCATCCGCTCATTATAGCTTTCCATCAGGTTAGCATAGTTGCGGATCTCCTCGGCGTCACCACCCCAGCCGCCCCCCTTGGTGCGGTGGATCATGAAGGTGGCGTTCTCCGAAATGGTCCGCTCGGTACCAGCCATGAAGAGCACGGTAGCACTGGAGCAGCACTGCCCGATGACATGCGTTTTGACGGGTACGTTGAATGAAAGAATCTCGTCGAACATCGCCAGCGCTTCGGTAAAATCACCTCCATAGGAGTTGATTGTCATTTCGATTTTGTCGAAGGGGCGTTGCCAGCCGAGCGTATCTCGAATAGCAGCATGATTGGCGAGCCAGTTGTCGGCTTTTATTTCACCATCGATTGAAATACGTGCAATTGTGTCCAAGCCTAGTCCGTGCGGTTTTAGAAGGATAGGCTCAAAAGTATAGGCGTAAAATCCGGAGTATATTGAAATCTAGATTTCAAATTTTACAGCCCCCTATGCTTGTTACTTCATCCGTTAATTCGCCCGCGACCATGCCCGAACCTACCTCTACCAAGTGCCGCACGACCCGCGCGAAGGGAATTGAGCAGATTAATTACCTCGTATTGCCCGCAGAGAAAGCCCGACTCAAGCAGTACTGCAAACGTCGGGGTATCAGCATGACCGACTTTATCAAGCAGTGCGTCGCTAAAGGGCTGGCCGAATCGGGTACCAACTCCTGATTTAGGCCATGATTTTACCCATGACTTTAGCCATGATTTAAGGCATGACACAAAAAGCACTGCTCACCCAGTGCTTTTTTATTATCCACACACCCCCAAAAACGATAATGGAAGAAAAGGAAACACTGCTCTTCGAGGTGATCGTCGACATCCCGAAGGTCCAGCAGAACGCCGAGCTGGCCCGGGTCGCCATCGCCCAACTGCGGAAGGAAAAACAGGAGACCGACAAGGAGTTTCGCGACAAACAGATCTCGTCCGAAGAGTACGGCAAATCGATGCAGGCCATCGATACTCAACTGACCCGGATGCAGGCGAACCTGAAAGGGTATCAGAAAACGCTGAACGAAGCCGACAAAAGCCAGAAGCTCTCAACGGGTAGCATCAACCAGATGCGCGCCCAGCTCTCGACGCTCGTGACCGGGTACGACAACCTGTCGAAATCGGAACGCGAAAACCAAGCGGTTGGCGGTGTACTTCAGGCGCGCATCAAAGCACTGACGGCTGAGCTGCTGCAACTCGAGTCGGCTACGGGCCGCAACCAGCGTAACGTCGGCAATTACTCCGGAGCGATCGAGCCGCTGATCAAGCAGCTGGTAAAACTTCAGGAACAGCAAAAGCTAGTCGCCCAGGGCGGTCCCGAGTTTGAGCAGTACGAACGGCGCATCATCGGGTTTCAGCAGCAGATCTCGCAGGCTGGGGCCCAGTCAGGGAAAACCTTCGATGAGGTCAAGGGTAAGGTCGATACCTACGGCGAATCGGTGCGCGACGCAACGGCGAAGCTCGTTCAACTCGAAGCCCAGCAGGAGCATCTGGCCCAGACCGGCGGGGATGCCTATGAGAAGTTAGGGTTTGAAGTTGCCAAGGCCCGACGTGAGATCGAGAAGATTCCGACAGAATCGAAAGGCGCCATCGACGTACTGGAAACGCTCGACGAAACGACGGGCGTGTTCGGCGGCCGGATTGGTCAGATGCAGGGCGCACTCACTAAGGGTAAGGTTGCTCTGGAAACCGTAAAGGGTAGTCTCACGGGCGTAAAAGCAGCCATTGCGGGCACTGGTATCGGACTGCTGGTTCTGGCACTTGGGGCACTTTTGGGCTGGCTGCTCAAAACGCAGGCCGGTATGGATTTTCTGGCTCGTCAGACCAAAGCCGTCGGTCAGGTCTTCGACGTAGTAATCGGTCGCGCCGTTGACTTCGCTAAGTCGCTGGTCAAGGCGTTTAC